TCGCTTTTCCCCGCCATGATGTCATTGGCTACCAGGTACTCCCAGAACTTCCGCCCCAGGTCGCTGTCCTGGATGTCTCCAATCTCCGCCAGGGCGCTTGTAATCTTTTCAATCTTTTCCGCCGGATCGTTTATCCAGTCCACCTGCGCCAGCTGGTTCTGGAGGTCCGCCCATTTCCGCACTTTCTCCAGGTCTTCCCCTGTATATTCGGCAGCCTGCACCCGCGCCGCGTTTCCGATTTTGGACGTATCCGGAATCAGATCCGATACGATCTTGGAAATCCACACCGGGGCCAGCGCCGTCGCCCCGGTCAGGCCCAGCGATCCCAGAGCGCCCATGATGCTCATCCCGCCGGATGTCGTCGCCCCTGCTGCTCCTGCCGCTTCCGTTCCTTTGATGATGTTCAGCGTCTTCATTCCGTCGATCAGCTTCGCAACGGTCAGCAGAGCGCTCACAGCCTTCATCCCCAGGAACGCCCCCAGGATGCCCTCGATGCCTTTTTTGACCCCTTCCCAGTTTTCCTTGATCCAGGTGATGCTGTTTACCAGCGTATTGAACGCCCCCGCGAATCCTTCCACAACCTTCGCCGGGTCAATCTTCCCCAGGTCCGCAAACAGCCCGCTCACAGCCGTCCCCAGGTCCTCCAGCGCCTTTTTCCCTTCCGGTTTCTTCAGATATTCCAGCAGGCTTGTCAGCATCCCGTCCAGGACCTCCGCCGCGCCCTTCAGCGCAGGGGCCAGGCCGGCCAGCACCTCGTTCTTCAGCGCGTCAAAACTGCCTTCCAGCTTGATCAGCTGGTCGTTCAGATCCGCCAGGGTCTTGACGCTGTCTTCCGACGTGACATTCTGCTTGGACAGTGCTTCTGCGAACCCTTCCCTGCCCATCTCAAACATCGGTTTGAGCGCGTCAAAGCCTTTTCCGAAAATGGCGTTAGCGTACACGTCCGCCATGTCCTGGCTGATCTCTCCGCTTTCCACTTTCCGGTGCAGCGTCTGGCCGATGTCCCAGAAGACGTCTTCCCAGTTTTTTACCGCAATCCTGACCGTGTCGCCTTCCTTGACCGTCGTTACCGTGCTGATCCCCAGCGCGGACAGGATGCCCTCCTGCTCCCCTGTCGGCCCATATACGGCCTTCTGGACCTTTTGCTTTGCTTTGGTCCATTCCTTGACCGTAATATCCCCGACGGTGTCAAAAACCCCTTTATAGCGCTGGTAATCCTCAATGCTCATGCTCAGGCGGGCCGCCGACGTCGCCACGTCGTCCGCCCACTCCGCGCTGTCCGTGATGTTGTTCCAGATCAGTTTTCCCAGCTCGACCGCCTTTTTCCCGGCGCTCTCCATCGCCCCTGTGATGGAATTAATCCCGCTGATCACCTGGTCCAGGCTCAGCTTCTGCCCGATCTTTCCCACGCTCTGTGTCAGCTTGTCCGCGCTGTCCGCCGCCTGCTCCTGGCTCTGGTCCAGCCCGTTCAGCGCCGCCTGGGCGTCCAGCATCCCGGCCTGGGCCTTCAGCATCTGCTGGGTCAGCTGCTGGTAGGCCTTGTCCGTCGGTTTAATGCCGGCGTCGGTCATCTGCTTCAGCGCCTGTTCGGCGTTCTTCATGATGCCCTTCTGGACGTTCATCTGGCTCGTCAGCGTCTTTGTCTTGTTGGCCAGCAACTGCTCCGCATTCCCGGTCGCCTTAAATTCAGCCTCCGCGACCTTCATTTCCGCGTCCAGGGTCTTTAGGATCTGCTGTCCCTCTTTAATCCCGTTCTTAAAGCCGCCGATGTCGACGCCCATCTTTACGTTGACTGCCATTCGCTCACATCCTCATTCCCAGTCTTGCGTCATAGTCCCGCCTGTATATAAAGAGGTCCAGCACCTCGCCGGGCCTCATCCGGTCAATCTCTTTCCTTTGCAGCCCTGCAATCAGCCCATAGGAAACCACCCGCAGGTAGGTCAGTTCCCTGGCTGTTTTTTTGCGTTTTCTTCCTCAAGGATCATATCCACCGGGCCGCTCTTTTCCTCTTCCTTTTGTTCCATCTGGTTCCCCTGGATGATGATGGCCATCACCGTCACGGCGTATATGGCGATCATCGCGGGCCGGATGTTCCGCAGCACCCATTTCAGCGTCAGGTCAGGCTCCTGCCCGTCCTCTTCCAGCCCGGCGTTCCCCAGGATCATGATCAGCTTTCCCAGCTTCTCCATCCGTTCCGGATCCGTCACCACGTCCAGCACGATGCTCTCCGGATTGTCTTCATCCACCTGCCGCAGACCGAAAACCTTGTCCTTCAGTTCATACCCCGTGCAGCCGATCTCCCGCTGGATGTCAATCAGTTCCTTTGTGGAATAAAAAAGCGGGATCTCCCGCTTTCCGATTTTGATGGTATTCATTTGTTTTGCTTCCTTTCGTTTCTTTACACAAAAACCGGGAGCCGGATTCCTCCGGCCCCCGTGTCTTCTTTAGGTCGTCGCCGCTGAAACGTTCAGCACGGTATTAATCCACGCTTTCGCCGCGCTGGCGCTTGTAAACTCCGCCGTCGCGATGAAGCGCATCTTGTCGCTGCTGTCCACAAACAGGGAAGCGGCCCGGCCGTTCAGCGTGGGCGTCCCCCAGCTGATGGATCCCTCTTTGGTCGCTGTCGCCACGCTGTCCTGCGTGAACTTGATCTTGAGAATGATCCACGCCTCGTATTTTGTGGTTCCGTCGTCGTTCATCTTGCGGACGAATCCGAAACCGCCATAGGGCGTTTCATTGTCGCTGATCATCTGCGCGGTCAGGCCGCCGACGGTCATGCTGTCCTCGCCGAACAGCTTCACCCGGTCCTCCAGGCTCAGTCCGGTGCTTTCAAAGCTGATTGTCAGCTCGGTCAGCCCGTTGTCATCCGCCACGATCCGGTCGTCGCCGTACAGCGGATTGTTGTTATACGTCATGTTAATCGTGACGTTCCGCGCCTCCTGGATCACCCGGCCCGTTCCGTAGGTCGGCATGGATCCGTCCGTGTGGCCCGTGATCGGCGCAAACACCGGATACATCAGTCCCACATTGGGTCTTGCCATGGTCTTGTCCTCCTTTAGTCGTCAATCTTCAGTTCGTCTTCGCGGGATCTGATCCCGTTTTCAATGGCCGCGGTTGCCTTGTTCTTTGACTGTGCGAAGGCTTTCCGCATGAAAGGCTGTTTCTGCCGGAAACTGGTCCCGGAGTTGATGGCGTTCGCTATCAATGGGATCGGTACGCGTTCCCCGTCCAGGTCCGCGTATCCGCTGTTCTGGAAGCCGACGCTGGTATTCACTTCTGTCCCGTTGTTCCGGAACTTCGCGATACCTTTCCGCGCCTGCATCAGAATTGCTTTTTCTTCCGGGGATGCCATCCGCTTAAAGCCTCCTTTAGCCTTCACGAACGGCTTTGTGGCGATGCCCTGCACCGCCCGGCCAACCTCGTCGGCCACTACACCCGCGCCTTCATAAAGCGCTTCAGCCGCGACTTTCGCGGCTTTTTCTGGAATCTTATCCATTCCCCGGAGCAGCTCGTCCATTCCCGATACGGTAAAAGACATTCCCATACCCATCAGCCCTCAACTTGAAAAGTCCATTCCCAGTGAAACAGCCCCGTCTCCCGCTCATACATGTGCGCGTTTAGGCTCCAGCTTCCGCCGCAGTGCGCCCGGAGCGTGGCCACGATCAGTTCAACCCATCCGGCCCCGTTCCTCGCCAGGCTCCACAGGTCCACGCTGCCTTCATACGCGGTGATCTGTTTGTCATCGTCCCCCCGCAGGGCGTCGGCTTCAAAGTCCAGCCTCACCGTGCCGTAGCTTACCGCCTCCGGCCGGGTGTACCATTCATCCTCCGCCATGGGGAGTGTGACCATCACCGGATCCGTCGTTCCCGGATCCTCCTCCTGCTCCAGCGCCTTCAGCGCTGTCACCAGGCTCACGTATTCCTCAGGCATACCTGCTCACCACGCTTCCTCCGCTGTTTCCGCTCTTGCGCTGGATCAGCAGGATTACGCCGTTCCAGTCCTTGTACGGATCGCTCCGCAGCACCTTCCAGCGTTCTCCCCTGTAATCCAGTTCCCGCTCGCCCTTGTACATTTTGTCGTAGGGGATCAGCAGCTTCGCCTCTGGGTTCAGCCCGTCGCCTCCGCTCTGGTAAACCTCCGCCTGTGTCAGGCTCAGCTCCTGGCATTTCACCGTCCGTTTTGTCTCCGTGACCGGCGTTCCGGCTTCATGCGCGTCCGGATAGAAGGCCACCAGCTCGCAGCTGGTCATCTTCCTCATTCCGTCGTCACCTGCCCGTCATAATGCGTGTAGGATTTACTCAGCCTCAGCTGTCCCTTCAGACTGTTGTACGCGGCCTGCAGGTTGTCATAGTTCGGCGGGTTTCCGATCTCCTTGTTGCACCAGACCGCGATGGTTTTGATGATCAGCTCATCCTCCACCGTGCTGTTGTCGGTGATCACCCACTGCCCCAGGACCTTCTCCCTGGTGATGGCGATCACGCCCGGCAGCACGATTTCCGCGCTGGTTGTCAGATCCAGGGCGCAGGCTTTAATCTCCGCGATGATCTGCGCGTCGTATTCATCGCCCTCGATAAACGTCAGCAGCTCCTTCACTTCCGCAAACATGCTTTCACCTTCTTCCCGCCACGTATTCCTCGTATAGTCTCCGCGTGTACAGGTGCTTTGCCGGGCAGTGTGTGTCCACCCACATCTCAAATCCCGCGCAGGCCGCCCTCACGCAAAAATGCCGGTCCTCTCCCCGCAGCGCTTTGTAAATGTTCGGGATCGGTGTATAATCCACGCCCGCCTCAAACACCTTCCGCTTCACCAGGGTGCAGGCCCCCGTCATTCCCACCTTGTACAGTCCCGGCGTTGTCCAGGCTGCTTCCGGCGGGCTGTACTGGTCACGCATCCACGCGTTGCACCAGTGCTGTGTCCAGAAGATCTCGCTCACGATGTCCTTGTCCGCCTCCAGTAGATACCGGAGCGTCTTCGGATCCACGACGATGTCCGTGTCGATGCTCAGCCAGTAATCATACCCGCCCGTCAGCATCTCCGTGATCGTCCTGTTCCGCAGTTCGCTCATCTTCAGCATCAGCTCCAGCGTCCACAGGTGGTCGTTCCCTGTCTTCTGATAGTTGTCCCCCGTATCCGCCACGGTGTAATCCGCGTTTCGGATGTACGGGATCACCTCTTTGCAGTCGTTCACCACAAAATAGCGGCTCACCTCATACCCTTCCGGAACCTCCAGGGCGTCCAGCCCCTTCTGGTATTCCTCAAAGATGTCGGTGTCCTGCCGCAGCGGAGCCGTGATCAGGATTCTTTTCATGTCGCCGGTTCCTCCCCCGGCCAGATCGGAACGTGTGCGATGTGTCCGCATCTTGCGGTCGGTTCGCACCAGATTTCCGCTCCTATATTGTTTGCCCTTACGCAGAAAGCCAGGTCTTCTCCGAATTTAATCCCGTTTATCGTCTCCGGGCTGAAACATGTCCCAAATTTTTTCTGTACTTCCCTGATGATTTCCGTAGAGATCATTGTACAGGCCATGCCGCAGCCTTTTACTCTGAACGGTTCCGCTCCCCAGCTTTCCACCTTTGTTACTGGCTTCAGACTGCTGTATACGCATTTCCCGTATGGTGGCCTTCGTCCTTGGAATGCACCGCACACGAAATCCTTCCCGCAGAAGGCCAGCGTTTCCACGATGCTCTCATCAAACACCATGTCGCTGTCCAGGAAAAGGAGATGCGTAAATCCTTCATTGATGGCTTTGCAGGCCAGCTTATCCCTTGCGAAATAAATCAGCGTTCCGGCGACAATCTCCACATGGTGATTGATCCCTTCCCGCTGCAGGTGTCCCTGCAGGCCCACCAGGCTTTTCATAAAATCCGCGTGGACGTAATCCATGCACGGAACTGCGATCAGCAGTCTGAATGGCTTCCTCATTCGGACAAACTCCTTTTTATTTTTTTCTGCTCCGGATCACTCTCGGCTCCACTTTCCCTTCCGGCGTCTCGCGCATCAGCGCCGGCGCTTCCGCTACCCGCTCCGCGCTCCCGGTGGAAAGCAGGAAACCGGCTTCCGCCGGGGAGACCTCCACGATCTCCCCGGCTTCGTGC